TCAGTAGTAGTGTTATCCTTTAAATAATAGGCTGCTTCGTTTTGTTTATTTGTTAGGTTTAACTCCATTGCCAATGTTTAATACAATAGGCTTGTCATCTGATGTAATATCCAATTCTGATTTTTCTATATAACCTCTTTTTTTACCTTTGGTTTTTAGATAGAATATAGTTGCTGCCGTTGAGCCATTGCTCATCTGCTGGTGTAATTGGCTTTCTGCAAAATCCAAAGCCATATTTTCAACCTCTTTTACTGCTTCTGCAAACTTTGGATCATCTTTTAACCATTGATAATATTGTGTTCTGCCTACACCAGCAGTTTTACAGGCAGTCGTTACTATTCCTAATGATTTCTCTAACGCTTCTAATATTGCTTTTTTATGTTGTTCGGTTTTGTTCATAGTCTTTCAATATTTGACCTTTTAAACTTTTAAATTTATGTTTTGAAATCTCGCCACTTTTATATGATTGATAAAGTGCAATTAATAATCTTCTTTTGTTCATTTTATTGAATTTAAAAACTCATTTCTAACAGTGGCATCATCTTTAAATGCTCCTAATAATTTATTAGTTGTTGTATGGGTGTTATGTTTTTTTACTCCTCTCATTTCCATACATAAATGTTTTGCCGTTAATGATACTGCAACACCTTTTGGTTTTAATTCATCCCATAGAAATTCAGCAACTTGCGTTGTTATTCTTTCTTGATTTTGAAGTCTACGAGCAAATGTTTCTAATGTCCTTGCAAGTTTTGACAATCCTACTATTCTTTTATCTGGTATATAAGCAATATGTCCCTCCCCAAAAAAAGGTGCTAAATGATGTTCACATAAAGAATGAAAAGGAATATTTGTTTGTATTATCATTTCATCATAACCTTCTCCCTCAAATGAAGTACAATTCCAATCTGGTGGATTTAAAAATTCTGTAAGAAATTTTATATACCTTTTCGGAGTATCTTTTAAACCTTCTCTGTTTATATCTTCGCCAAAATGCTCAAGTAATTTCTTAACGTGATCTTCAATATTTTTATTATCCATTTATATATATTTTTATACTCCTGTTTTTTTATTCCAAATATCAATATGTAATCTGGTTGTAAAGTTAACATAGTTATCAATTGCTAAATTAACCACATTTAATTTATTATTTTTTAATAAACTTTGATTTTCTCCAGACGGCATTAAATATATTTTATTTTTATCTATTATATCATAATAAAGTTCTTTAATTTCTTTCCAACCTTCATGATCATTTATAACAAATTTAAAAATAGTATTATATTTATTTAATTTTTTAATTACTTTAGGTTTAAAAGTCATTGCTTTTTCATTTCCAGAATTTAGTAGTTTAGGACTACAATTCCACAAATCAATATTTGCTAATAAGTATTCATTTGGCATTATTGTGCCGTTTGTTTCTACTTCAAAATAAGCATCTGGATTAATTTCTTTATAAATATATTTAATAAATTCTCCTAATGCTTTCTGTTGCATCATAGGTTCTCCTCCTGTCAGTATAACATGAGCACCTTGTTGTATTGCCTTTATACACTTATTATCTAATATTTCATTTACTTCTTTTATTTCTGCCTTCATCCAAACCTCTATTGTATCGCATCTAAATTCTGCTCCTCCGTATAATTTTTTATCAAATTGAGTACCCATTCCTCCACAAATTAAATTGCATCCACCCAATCTTACAAACACGCTTGGTATTCCTATTGTCTTTCCCTCTCCTTGTATAGAGTAAAAAACTTCGCTAATTGCCAATTTATCCTTCATATCTACAATTTGTCTTTGGTGTTTCACTCATTTCAATTGCATAAAGCAAAGGAAATTGAGGTTTAAAATAGTCAAATATAATTTTGCTCATATTCTCCACGCTTGGATTATGTAAAGGAAAAACATCATTTAGATGACGATGATCTAAAATATTATCCACATATTCTTTAATAGGTTTTAACTCTCCATAATCTTGGACAAATCCAATATCGTTTGGCTCTCCTTTTAAAAACACTTTGATAATGTAATTATGTCCATGTAATCTTCCACAAGGATGTCCCTCGTATAATCCCTCAAGTATATGACTTGCTGAAAAATGAAATTCTTTACTAATTATATTCATATATATTTTTTTAATTTTTTCTTAATTATAAACATAGGCATTAAGTGTTTCGATATGACTTATTGCATTATTAATATTTAATCTATCTTTATAGAATTGAGATGAACAAAGATATTCTGATGTATAGATTTTATCAACATTGAAAAGTAGTGCTTCCAACTGCGTTTCTGTTCTAAAGTATTTAAATTCGTTTTGTGAGTTCTTGTATTTTATTTTAAGATTATTATTGCAGAATTGAATGATTAGAATTTTCCCTATATGAAACTTTTTTATATGCTGGAATAGGTTTATTACTTCATAGTCATTTAAATAATGTAGAACGTATCTAATCACTATTAAATCATATTCTCCAACATGTGTTAAGATGTTGTCAAGAATATCTGGTTTTTTAGTTTGATCAACATCCACAGAAATTGCTTGTGGAATGAATTGTTTTAAATTACCATTTGCTCCACCATAATCAGCAACTTTTTCTGGTATGGTTATCAAATTAAGAATTTCTTTGGTAGATTTGGAATAAATAAAATTAGCAGTATCATTATCCCATTTACCAAAATTAATTCCTTGGTCTTCGTTATAGATTATTGATTGCATATTTTTGAAATTTTACCCATTCTTTAAAATTATGAATTGCTACGGCTCTTGATTTGAGCCTTTTTCCTTTGGGCTTGTTAATTTTATCAATGCTCTTGCCGTTAAATTGGTAAAGGTATCCTCCTCTGTTTCCATATATCCAAGCCGTAGAATCTACTGAATGAAACTTGAGTTTAGGAAGATGATTAAGTTTAGTATATCCTAATCCATGAACTTTGCAATTTTGTTTCTTGGCTATATCCAAGAGTTTACTAATAACATTTAATCCTCCAGAATTACGAATCCATCTGGATGTATATTTTCCGCTGAGTGATAGAGCCACATAATCATAGTCCTCAACCATTTTATGATAGTAATTTAACGATCGAGATGGATGCCATACGGGTATAGATTTCTTACCTGTTTCTTTTTCTAATCGAGCCCTAAGTTCCTCTACCTTCTTGATACCTACAACTGAATCAATATCCAATTCTAAAAAATGATCAATATCCATTTCGTTAATAAAGTCGATATACTTTGTAAGATAAGCATTCCAATCAATCTCATTAGTATCGTTATTACCCATAAACGTAAATGCTCCAGAATCGAGCAAGAAGTCCCAATGTTCTCGTATATAAGGTTTCATCCAATCTTGCATGTAGTAAAAACTTTCAAGAACGCATATATTCTGAGTGTTCTCTTTGCGCATTTGTTTCTCAGCTTCCCGAGCAGAATCTCCTCCAAACGGAGTGCTGTACGCTGCCATGTATACTTTCATATCTTTCTGTTCTTGTTCCGTTTGTATATCTTGAATACAATACTGATGACCTTTTGTTCCTGCTAAAAATATTTTCATTGCTTCTTTAGGAGTTTTTTTATTGGCTCTCCATATTGCGTTATTGTTTCCTGTAGCAGCCCCAGCAAGATAAATTTTCATTGCGTTAATTCCTTCTTTTGTATTCCATACATAACCCCCTCCAGCATTTGCCAATGCTATGTAAACTTTCATAATCCGAGTAACTTGAAAACTATATCTTCCTTACTGCCATCTCTGTCCTCAAATGCTTGAAGAACAAGAGGGTAATCATCCTCCGAATATTCAAGCACTATCTTGGTAGGGCTCTTTTCGATACCCTCATCATTCTCAAAGAATTGTTCAAGGTCTATATCTTCAGGATTCCATACATCTAATCCCCACTCATTTAGTTCGGCATTATCCCATTCGTTAGCCAATATATCCCAATCCCATTCTCCGAAATTAGCATTGTCTTTTATTATAAATTCATCTTTTTGCTCCTGTGTCCATCCCTCTGCTACATCTATCCACACTTCTTTTAGTCCAGCATCTTTACAGGCTTTCCATCTCATGTTGCCACCAAGCACCATCATATCTTCATCCACAACTATTGGTCTTTTCTCCAGCATCTCTGGAAAACCATTTATTGACTTTACTAACTTTTTAAACTTCTCATCTTTGATATTTCTTGGATTACTTGGGTTGCCTTTAATCTTATTAATTTTAATTTTCTGTTTCATACTCAGCCATTAATTTATGAAGATCATCTAACACTACTTTCATACAACTTCCACAACTTGATACTCTACGCTTCTTATGGAATACCCTGTTATAAATCTGTATCACTTTATTCATATCCCAATTAGTTACAACAGATGGATTACCTAATTCTTTTAAATACTTATACTCTTTTTCGGTTAAGCACTCCACCTTATACCGAAACAATTTGTTTAGTTTCTCCTTACGATCATCACATCCACAATCTTCACCCATTACCCACTTAACTGCTTTCTTTATACCTGTGGCTTCGGTTATTTTTTCAATAGTATCCCCAAGCCCTTGAGATGCTTTCCATTCATGATATTCTTTAGTACGCTTATCTCCTTTAAACTCATCCATAATAGTCATTTTTAAATTTATCTTTTATTATATTTTTACCTACTTTTAATGTTTTCCAAATGCTTGTTAAACTAATGGTTGTTTCTTTCGCTATATCTCGGTATGTCATTCCACTATCTCTATATAACTCAAATAACTTTCTATCAAACCAGTGCCACTCTTGTAACTCTGCATCTATCTGTTGGCACAAGTCATCCAAAGTTTTCTCAACTTCTTCTGGAAAATGGTCTAAACATTCATAACTATATTCCACCTTTTCCTTTCTAATGTAATCTGTAACTACTGATCTTAATGTAAAAAACATTAATGCCTTACTTTGTTTTTTGTAGTCTAATATTTTTATGTAGGCATCTTGCACCAAGTCCTCTGCCCACATTCCACCACCTAACTTTGTCGCTAACACTATCCACTCTTTGTGATACCTTGCTATTTCCATACTATTTCAACATAATCGTTTTTGCTTTTTCTTGATTTTAAGGTTACGCTCTTTATTTTCTTATAAGAATCGTTTTCAAATATAATGTCCTCAATCATTTTAGCCATAGCAATCGTGTTGGTAGCATCCAATGGTCTGCTTTTAAAATAAAATGTGTACTCCACATCATACTCGCCATCCTCTACCTTGTGTGATATTAATTTTTTATACGCATCTTTAATCTTTTTTCGTGCAGTCCAATGAGTACCAGCATACCATTTATTTAAAGAAATCTTTGGTAAATTCTTTATTCTTATCATTATGTACTTTTATATGACATTCTCTGCATAAAGCCACTAAGTTATCAATATTATCCGAACCACCTTGAGATTTAAATACAATATGGTGTATATCTGTTGCATTTTTACCACAAACGCAAGGTATAAACTCTCCATCTGCATAGCCATAATGCTTCAGAAATTTCTGCTTATAATTCATACAACCACAGGCAAGATGGCTTACTTAAATCACAATCTACATGAATAAAATCTTTTGCAACTCCGATCCGACTAAATCCAGCATCCAGCAAACCAGCAATTATTAACAATCTTTCAACACTATTCACACAACTAATATCTGCTGCTAATCCTTTTAGGTGTGATGAGGTACTTGAGCCTCCTACTTTCTTGTTATAGGCTTTCGTTCTGTAACCACTTGTGATGACAAACGGCACATTAGCATATTGCCTTGCATCATTAATCATGTCCAAGAATTGCGTATCCATATTTACCCCACTACCTACTTCATCTGGGCTATCAAATTCTGACAATTTAAAATAATCATTGAAATAACTATAACTTTCCATATTCATATAACGAATTTATTACCACTTTGTTTATTCTGCTGCATTTACCAACTCATCCATCTGTCTAAAATCTTTGTACAAACACAAGTTATCGTATATCCTAAGGTAGTGAATAATAGTTGCGTGATTCTTATTCATTAAATTACCTATCTCTTGCAAAGTTAAGTTAGGATAAGCACCACTTATGTAATTAGCCATTATTACCCTCTTATAGACATTTACTCTCTGCCTACTGCTATTATTGATCTCTTCAAATGTTAGCCCTAACTTTAAACTTGTTTGCCTTAAATCATATAATACTGCACTATTATCTGTGTTTAATTGATTGACATATTCTTTGACAATCTCTAACGCTTTCCTGTATTTGTAATTACTTATTTTTTCCATTTCTATATTTTATTTTTAGTTCAAATTCTCCACTCTCGTATAAATCAAAATTTCCAGCCCTCCCTTTTCATTTGCTCTATCTTCTCGTTATTTCTCGCAATCGCATCAGCATCTTTTTCCTTTTGGCTTTTAGGTGGTTTGCTTTTTACCTTTAGCCTTTCATACATTTTGGCAAAATCATCACTCTGGATTTGCTTATGTTCTCCACTTTCTTTTATCCTATACTCTACGGCTACCTCTGACCTCTCTATGCTATATTGGTCTAATTCAAAGATTAAGTTCTGGAGTATAGGTTTTCCATACGGATTATTCTGTGCTAATTTCTTCGTTAGAAATTTAATATCATCCACATTATAACTATTATAATTCTCCAGAATATAGTCTACAAAGAATTTACAATGTATCTCTTGCATATCTGCCTTCAGAATCTCCACCATCTTTAATACTTCACTCATTAATGCAGCCTTTATGTATGGTTTTCCTTGTTCTTTTTGTATCTGAACAAAAGATGGGCTATTTGATTGCCATACCTCTGCTAACGTATTACTCGTTGAGCCAATTAATGTCGGTAATTTTGATTTCATTTTTTTCATTTATTAGTTCATCATTCCATCCCTCTGCATTAAAAAATGTCTGTGGATTTTTTCGGTACTTTTTATTCGGTGTTGAAATTACATAATTTTTTACATAATCCATAATCGTATGCCTTTTTTCATCTGAAAATTTAACCCATTTGGATTCTAATGGTTGCTTCTTACCAATCTTTTTGTCATACAAGTCCCAAAAGTCATCAAACGAGTAATTTATTAATATTTCTATTTCTTTTTCTTTAATTTCCTTTACTTTAATTTCCTTTAATTTACTTTCCTTTGGTAGCTTTTGCTTGAGCATTGCTTTAGCATTGCTACGATTTAACTGATTATTAGCCTTTTGCAGACCTCCTTTTTTACCAGCATTAACTCTTTTTTGTCGTTTATTGTCTGCGATTTGCATACGCTTTAAAAGGCTCTCGCTATAAAACATTTTATCATCCAAAACAAAAAGGTCATAGTTCAAAATTACGACCTTTATTTTATCTTGGCTTGTGTTCCATTGCCTGTATTTTAATACGGCTGCCTCAACAGGATAAGTGTGGTCTGGTTGATTTCGGAGTATTTCTATTAACCCCCAAAATATACCATACCCCTCCATCCCCAAACTATCAATAATCTTAACAATTTTATAGTCATCCATTGTGTTGGAATCGTGGCTAAAATAATATGTATCTTTTTTCATAGTGTAAAATTAATTAATTTTCCTTTTCTTTTTCTTCTTTCTCTCTTTTAAGCCTATCAAGTTCTCTTAACTCATCAAGTTCTCTCTTGATTTTGGCTGCATCCATTGGGTCTATTTCGTACATTTCTTAAAATTTACAATTTCACTTACATTATATCTCGCTGGTTGTATCATCTCTCCTGTATCCTTATCAATGATAGGCTCTTTTAGGCTCTTTAAAAATACCTCTCTTGCTTTTACCTTTGCCTTGAGCAAAGTCCACTCTTCATCTTCCTTATAGTCGGCAGTTTTTCTTGTGGTTATCTTTATCTCATGTTCCAAATACTGCTGCCCATTGTAATTCATCGCCTCATCATATACTGCATTCTTTATTCTTATATCTGCTCTTATTTTTTTACTTATATCTTCCAATGCTCGTAGTTTCATCTCAAGTTCCAAAGGATTTATATTACCCTCCAGCACTTCTCCAATTACATTGTTTATTACATCTATCTTGGTAATTTCGTTAATTTGCTTTATAATAGTCATAGTTTTAGTTTTAAGCAACTTTTAGCGATTTAAGGTAGTATATACCCAAAACCACTAAAAGTCTGTTAGAATTAATTAAAACGGCAATCCGTTATCATCTGGTCTTATTGTTAAATCATTTAATGCTTTCTTGGTTTCTTCCTCTCCAAGCATCTGATATTGTTGATCATCGGTAAAATGTTCTTCCATCTTCCACACCGATAGGCTTGTAAAATAAGTATTCTTATACTCTTTACAACTTATATTAAACTGTACATTAACCATCGTACCCTCTGGCAGTATTAACCCACACTTATCGCCAAATAATTCAAAGAAATAGGTGTTGTTGTATTCTTCGTTAGTTTTAACAACAAAGTTAATCTTTTCCCATTCTTTTCCAGCAGCACTTTTTATAATCTGCTTTTCTTTTACTTCTACAATTTTTCCAATTACATCCATTTTATTAGTTTTTAGTTTCGTTTAAAATCTTCGCTTTCATCTTCGGCATAGCAGCCCAGCTCATACATTCCTGTGAGTTTTAAAACGGCTCTGGACAATGCTCTCTTTTCTGCCATTTCCATTACATACCAAGTGTTAGTGTTTCCATCTTTAAATGTAGAACCTTTTAAGGCACTACCAAATGTTTCTATTAATACCTCATCTTTTAATGCCTTTGCTTTTACAACTGCAAAATTAGTTTCGCATCTTACAACTTCATAGACTATATCTATATGCTCAATGCCTTGTATTTTCTCAATACCACTTCTGGTAATGATCACATAGTGCTGATGTTTGAAAACATCTTCCTTGCTTAATCCGTACTTAACGTACTTTTCTTTTAATGCTTCTAAATTGCTCATAGTTTAAAATTATTTTATTGATCATTTCTGCTTTAGTTATACTTGCTCCAAATTCTCTCCTGTGATCGCTTTGCATTCTTTCCAGAATGTCATGAGCATCAAGCGACAGGTCAAAATTAATTTTTTTTCCTTGCATCGTTTTTAATTTTAGTTAATTCTATATTATTTTTAAATTCCCATTTCTTTAGTTTCTCTCCTGTAAAATTAGCTGGTAACAATAGTTGCACATAGCCTTTTTTTACAATTATTTCTACTCCATCTAATACCATTAGTTTAAATTTTTAAGTTTATAAGTTCCATTTGAAATATTCTCTAAACATTCCTTTGTTGTGTTTCCTAAAAATACATTTCGGTATTTTGATGTTGTCCTTGAATAATCCCAATAATATTCATCAAGCCATACTTGACCATCTCTGTCTATTTTTACTATAATAGAATTATAACTCTGGAAATACGCTGAATTATTATCGTAATCGTATATCTCAAATTGATTAGGGATTGAGTTACCTCTGCTACTTTTTAAATTTTTTACTTTCATAGTTTTTTTGTTTTAAGTTACAAATATAATAAATATTTAATTACTAATGTATCTTAATTTCTCTTTTCTGTATAAATCTT